GTCCGCGAGGTAGGCGCCCGTGAGGTAGGCGCCCGCGAGGTTGGCGCCCGTGAGGTAGGCGCCCGCGAGGTAGGCGCCCGCGAGGTCGGCGCCCGCGAGGTTGGCGCGCGCGAGGTAGGCGTCCGTGAGGTCGGCGCGCGCGAGGTCGGCGCCCGCGAGGTTGGCGTCCGCGAGGTAGGCGCGCGCTTTCACTGCCTCCAGCACGCAAAGTCTCAGTGATTCGTACTCGCCTTCAAAAATCACGGCGGCGGTAAAGCGATTTTTGATCTGGATCAGCATCTCATTTCTCCTATGTTTGCGGTCTCCGAACTCACGGGTAGTTGACGTAGGCGCTCATAGGTCGCTCTCCAGGTCATTGTCGGATCCCGGCTCACGCTCATCCGGCGGCGGCTCGGTTGCGATCGGCGTCTTCGGTTTCACCAACTCAGGGGCGCCCATCTTGTGCATAGTCTTCGTGAAGGGACGCTTGCGCGGCAGCGCGACCTGCACTTCCATGTCCTCGGCAATGTCGGGGCTACCCCATACCCGGATACACGGCTCGCCGTCCCAGGTGTCCTCGAACAACGTCACGCGCTTGCCACGCCACGCGGCCAACTTCGAGCCGAACATCGCCTTGATGAGCGTGCCGTTCGTTTTATTGAGGGCGAGCATCTTCTCGGTTTTCTCGAAGGCGATCAGCCCCTTGACCTGCGGGCCCTTGTCGCCGATGAGTTCCTCAAGGGTGACAGCGCTAATCCGCAGCGTCACCTTCTTGCCTTTGAGGTCCACCGCTTTGATGAATCGGCCCGGGTAGAGCTCGTCCCAATCGACGGGCGTCGGAAATACTTTCTGTTTTTCAGCCATGATCGTAAAACTCCTTTATGCCACGAGACCCAGTTCGGTCAGATCGTCGGTGAGGCCGCCGTACACCCACGAGGGGAGTGAGAGCGTCTCCTCGAGCGGCACCGGTCCGGGCCACTCGTTTTTGCGCTCGCATTCATCGAGCAGCTCGAGGAGCCTCATGTACTCCTCGCGGCCCTGGTCGAGGACATCGTCGGGCACGTGATACACTGCGACCGCGTGCGGCTCATCCGATTCGACGACAATCTCGACCAATCGTGGGCGCTCTCCGGTAATCGCCTCGTACCCGTCAGCGTAGTAGGCAAATTGCAAGTGATAGCCGAGCCGCGCGCACTGATTGCCGAACTGAAACGGCCGGCAGTCCCGGGCTGTCTTGAGGCCCACCACGTAGGGCTGCCCATCGACGCGCGTCACCCAATCGACACGGCCCTTCGCATCTCGCGTTGGCGACCGCGGCAGTTTCCATGTCATCGACACTTCTGGGTCGCCCGCCGCAAGGTAGCGCATGGCGCCGAAGTCCGAGCGCACCACCTTGGCGATGCTTTGCGCTAGGCCGGCCTCGCCGAGAGTCAGAATCGTCTTATCCGTGTTGGCCTCGCGGAACGCGTCCCACCATTTGCCGTTGCGCGGTGCTGATTTGCCACCGTCGGTGATGCGATCCCAGACGGCGAACTCGGTCGCGTAGCGCTCAGGCTCCAACACCGCGACATGCGTCGCAGTCCCCAAGGTCATCGCGTCGCTCTCGCGCCGATGGGTGAGGGCATAGTGGTAATGCAGCGGTGAGCGGCGCAGCTCCTTTAGGCGCGAGATGTTGATGGCTTCAATCCCATCGTAGGCGTCCCGCGGTAGGCGCGATTCAATCGCGGCGACTGTGTCCTTGATGACCGCGCTCATGCGGCCGCCACGGCGACCTGGCTCGCCTTGACCATCTGCTTCGCCTCGGCCATCGCCTCCAGGTAGCCCTGGTGATGCCCAGCCGCGTAGCCCGCCTCGTAGGCGATGCGCGAGGCTTCGGTCTGTGCCCTGACGGTCTCGAGAATCAGATCGGAAAACGATGTGCTCATGGGTAACTCCGTGTTTAAGGTTGAATGGCTCATGGGCTAAAGCTTGGCGAGTGCGGCCACGCTTGCACCAGCTGCGCCTTGCGCTGCTTGATGAGTCGCGCGATGGTGCGCCGCTTGTCGCAGTCCGCATTCAGCGCATCGTAGAAGCGCGCCTCGCCCGCGGGGCCAAAGTCCGCCGGCACGATGTCATCGGCCAACAGCTTCAAGTGCGTGGCATCGGCATACGCCTCGATGTTCGAGATGTTCCACTCGCCGACGGTCAAGCGGCTGTACACCAGCAAGTAGGTATCGAACACTTCGCCGCGATTGATGAGCGGGATGACTTCGCAGGGAGTGGTGGGATCGAGGATTGGCATGTCGGCTCCAGTGGTGTGAGTAGGAGCGTATACCCGTTTTAGGGTAGCGACAAGTCTTATTTGACAATGGCGGGAAGTTTTTTGCGGGCTTCTATTTGGCCGGTTCCAGCGCCGCATCGACGATCCGGTCCACATACTGGCGCACCCGCTCGCGACGCACCGGGTGTACCACGGGCGCGGTCAAGTCGGCGGCGGTGCAACTCAAGGGCACACAGAGCGCGGCCAGCGTATCAATCGACGGGCCGGTCTGCCCCGACATGATGCGCTGAATGGTGGAGAGCGAGATGCCGCCGGCCTCGCGCCCTAAGCGCATGTAAGCCTCGCTCATTGAGACGCCCGGATACTGCCGCGCGATGCGCTCGCTCAAATTCGCGACCACCGTTTTACGCAATTCTTTGACCTGTTTAGAGATTAATTTACCCATATTCGGGGATAGTACCCTATCCCGGCACCGCAAAAAAGGTTGCAATTGCGCAAATTCGGGTATTGAATCGCCGGCAATGGACCAACTCCCCGATGAATCGCTGCACGAATTCGTGCTCCGCGCCTTAAAAAATCGCGGCAAGCTCTCCCTGCGCGAGATCGGCGAGGACACCGAAATCTCGAAACGCTCGATTGAAAAAATCCTCTCAGGCGAGACGCCCAACCCCGGGGTACGCCACATCGAGAAACTCGCCGGGTATTTCCGCGCGAGTGCGAGCGAGCGCTCGTGAGCCGGGAAAGCAAAAAGACCGCGTGGCATGTGAGGAAGCCCCCTTTTTTCGATGCGGTCACGGACTATATACCCTATTTGTGCGGTAGCGCACACGGGCGGCAAAAGCAGGGATTTCCTGCTCAGATCAAAGGCGAAGGTTCGCGCATAAGTTCGCGTCGCGCTTTGCAAAGCGGCCTTTGCGGATGAGCGATGGGCTCGCGATGATGCCCTGGTTTCCCGGGGATTTCATGCGCTCGACGCGCGGCTGGTCGGTGACCGCGAAGGGTGTTTACCGAGAATTGCTCGATGCACAGTGGGACATGGGCGCGCTCCCCATCGAGCCCGCCCAACTGCAATTTACCATCCACGCAACCGCGAGCGAATGGGCGGACGGCTGGGGTAAATGTGCTACTAAATTTCCCATCGACGGGGCCTCACGGCGCAACGCGCGCTTGGAGGAGCACCGCCACAAATCAGCGTACATTGCGACCGTGAGAGCTGCGGTCGGGCGGCGCGGCGGCCAAGCAAGCGCTCAAGCAAAGCTCAAGCAAACGCCAAGCAACGGTTCAAGCAAAGCTCAAGCAAATGGTCAAGCAAATGGTCAAGCAAATGGTCAAGCAAACGGCGCACAGTTTGCTACAAGCAAAATTCAACCATCCAGTCCAGTCCAGTCCATATCCAATCCGAGCCATGAAGATCTAAACCCCCCAACCCCCCTTTTCGAAAGGGGGGCTTCTCGCCGCAGACGTGGGAAGGCGGATCGGGAGCCGGACCCGGCGCTTAGCGTGTGGCACGAGCTCGTGGCCTCTGGCGGCGCTAAGCCGAAACGCGATTCACGCCTGCAAGCCGCCATCGATGCGGTGGGCGGCTGGAACCGCATCCAGCTACGTGAGAACGGCGTTGATTCGAACATCGTGCGCAAGGCATTTTGCGAAGCCTACCGGAGTCAATCGTGAAGCAAAACCCAGCCGAAATCCTTTGCGCCTACGTGGTCAAGCACTACGGCCGGCGCCTGACGCCGAAGCAACTGCGCGGCCCCTGGACCTACATCGGCAGCTACGGCGGGGAGCTGTCGGGGGTGGTGATCGAGGCGGACGGGGAGCACACCGGCTACCGCATCATGCTCACCGACATGGACGCGATGGAGAGCGCACCCCCACCGCGGCGGGCGCATCTGCGCGGGATCGAAACCCCCGTCGACGCTGCGGACACGGAGCAGCCCGCATGACTGTCACATGTGGAACGGCATGATTCGCGACTCCGAGCGCGCCTATCCGCGCGTGCATCCCACCCAAAAGCCGGTCAAATTGATGGAGTGGTGCCTCTCCTTCGCACCCGATGCGGATAGCGTCCTCGACCCGTTTTTAGGCTCAGGCACCACCGGCGTTGCGTGCGCGAACTTGGGGCGCCGATTTATCGGCATCGAAATAAATCCCAAGTATTTCGACATCGCCTGCACGCGCATCGAGGCGGCACAAGCGCAAGGACGGCTGTTCGCATGACCCCCGCACGCCCCGCCTGGCTCGCCCCCGGTTTCATGCGCGTATGCGTGAAGTGCAAGTGCTTTCGCGCGCTCGAAGGCGGCCATATCGTCGCCCAAAAATTCACCTGTGCGGCGTGTGCGAAGGCGCGTGCCAGGGCCGGTACTCAAGCAGCGTTGCAGTTCGATCAAACCCAAAGGAAAACGCCATGAAAACCTACAGCCAAGCCCCCGATGTCATCGGCACGCTCGAGAAGGTTCGCGCCGACTACCACACCGATCTTGAGGGCGTCACCATCGACGGCCTGTTCACTTTCGACAGCGAATCGAGCGAGCCGGTCCTGCAGCACGGCGGCTACCCCGCCGGCGCCGTGGTGCGCATCACCCCGGTGAAGGATCGCGCGTTAGGAGTTGCGGACGCGACGATTATCGTCGACCGCGCGGGCTGGCTTACGCTCTCCGCGCGCCAGCGTGCCGCCTTGCTCGATCACGAATTGACGCACCTTGAGCGCAAGGTCGATGCGGAATCGGGTGAGCTTTTGTGCGATGTGCTCGACCGCCCGAAGCTTCTGATGCGCAAGCACGATCACCAATTCGGCTGGTTCGATGAGGTTGCGCAGCGCCACGGTGAGGCGAGCCCCGAAGTGCGCCAGGCGCGGGTGCTGATGGAATCCTCGGGGCAGTTGTATTTTGATTTCGTTCAGCGCAGCGCCGATGACGATCAAACGTCCAAGCGCAAGCGCGCACCGAAGCCGAAGCGCAACTCGCCGCTGCGCGCCCGCAAACCAAAACCTGCGCAAGAGCGCGCGGACTTGAACTGATGGGCGCGCGCGCCGCGACCCGTGCCGCCCTGGGCGCACGCGATGCCAATCACGGCGATGTGACCGCATGGTACGAGAGCCTGTACTGCACGGTCCTGGATTGCCACATGGTGGGCGGTGGCATGGGCGATATTTTGGTCCGCATCCCCACCAAGCGCGGCGCGGTGCTGCAAATCGTCGAGGTTAAAACCGCGGACGGCACGTTGCGCCCGAGCCAGGAGCGTTTTTTACGCGACTGGGGCGCAGCGGTGGTCGCCGTGGTGCAGACGCGCGCCGATGTGTTCGCGCACGTGGAGCGGGTGCGGGCCGGGCCATGACTAAACTTAAAATCACGCCGCAAGTGCGCCAGGAAATTCTCGATTGGTACGAGCGCAAACTCGCGATAGGTACCTATCGCAGTTGCGCCGCCAAGCACCAGATCTGCCACCAATACCTGGAGAAAATCTTGCGCGAGGCACGCAGTAGGCAAAAGAGCGCATGCGCACAGCAGTCCACTTCGGCATATGCTTCGTCACCACATAGGAGTTCCACGTGAAACCAAATGAGATGCACAAGTTAGGTCACAACGGCTGTCATCAGTGCGCGCCCAAGGGCTGGCGCACCACGCCGAACGTCACCGGCGACTATGACCTGGACCAAACCATCCTGCACCGGCACAACAAGGATTTGCCGCACCGCCTGGAGCTCTACACCAAGCGACGCAGCTACGGCCCCTTGACCGCGTACTCGGCGTATCACAACTACTCGGGTGACACATGAGCTACAAACCGATCGAGCACGCCCCGGCCGCGGCGCAACTCAAGCAAAAAAAGCGCGGGATGACCGAGACGCCGAAGATGCAAAAACCGGTCAAGTACCAGCGGCCGGGCCCGAAGACGCGCTCGTAAAATCAATCATATGACCGCCAGAGTAGGGCGTGTGCGAGGCACACCGAACAAGATGGGCGCGACCGCCAAGGAGAACATCATTGCCGTGTTCACGCGCTTGGGCGGCACGGCGCAGATGGCTGAATGGGCCAAGGACAATCTCACCGATTTCTATCGCCTGTACGCACGGCTGATTCCGCAAGAAGTCTCAGGCCATCTGAACGTCACGCACACCGTGGATACCGGCGATGCTCAAACCCTTGCCCAACGCCTCGACGCAGCTCTCGACGCGCGTGCAAAACCTTCCCTTCAGTGACTTGATGGCATCGTGGGATGCGCTCGATGGCCACGGCCGTGATGTGGGCGCGGTGCGCTGGCTGTGTTTGCACGATCGCTATTACCTGCTGGTGAAGATGCTCAAGCGCACCGATGCGTGGCATCCGTGGCTTTATGCACGCTGCCGCGAGGTCGAAGGGGCGCCGGATGGCTACTGTGATATCTGGTCGCGCGAGCACTACAAGTCGAGCATCATCACTTTGGCGGGCGCGATCCAGGAAATCTTGAAGGACCGCGAAATCACCATCGGTATCTTCAGTCACACCAAGCTGATTGCCAAGGGCTTCCTCGCGCAGATTCAGCAAGAGCTCGAATCGAACGAGAATCTAAAGGCGAGTTTTCCCGATGTGCTGTACGCGAACCCAAGTGGTCAGTCGCGTTGCTGGAGCTTGGACGCGGGGCTCATCTGCCGGCGCGAGGGCAACCCGAAGGAGTCCACCATCGAGGCGCACGGCTTGGTCGATGGCATGCCCACATCCAAGCATTTCAAACTCATGATCTATGATGATGTGGTGACCCGTGAATCAGTCAACAACCCGGAGCAAATCGCGAAGACCACGGAGGCCTGGGAACTCTCCGATAACTTGGGCACCATGGGCGGGCGCAAATGGATCATTGGCACCCGCTACCATTATGCGGACACGTACGCTGAGATCATTAAGCGCGGCGCTGCTCAAGCGCGCATTTACCCTGCCACGCATAACGGCCAAATGGATGGGCGGCCAGTACTTTTCACGCAAGCCGAGTGGACACGACGCATCCGCGATCAGGGTGAGGCGACCGTAGCCTGTCAATTGCTCGCGAACCCACTCGCGGGTCATCAGCGCATGTTCAACGTCAATGACCTCCAAGTCTACGAAGTCCGCCCTCTCACTTTGATGGGCTATCTCATGGTCGATCCGGCGCGCTCAATCAAGCGCGACTCGGCTAACACCGCGATGGTGGTCTTGGGCATCGATGTCGCCGGCAACAAGTACCTACTAGACGGCGTTGCGCACAAGATGGACCTCATGGACCGCTGGCGCTGGATGCGCGATTTATGGGACAAGTGGAGCAACGCCCCCGGCCTCATGGGTCTGCACGTGGGCTACGAGCGCTTCGGTGCGATTGCCGATCTTGACTACTTCCACGAGCGCCAGCGCATCGAGGGCTGCCGCTTTGAGATCGCCGAGCTCGAATGGCCACGCGATGGCGAGAAAAGTAAAAATGATCGCGTGCAACGTCTGGTACCGGACATTAAGGGCCATCGGTTTTATCTACCGTATCCGACCGACGATGAACGCTTGACCAAGACCCAGCGCGCGCTGCTCGCGCAGGGCTACGAATATCGAATAGCCCGCCCGATCACGCGTAAGGATGAGAATGGCCATCGCTACGACGTCGCCGAGATGCTGCGCATGGAGGTCTCCTACTTTCCGTTCGGCGGCTTGAAAGACCTGGTCGATGCCGCGAGCCGCATCTACGACATGGAGCCGATCACCCCTGAATATGTCGATCAAACTTCACTGGAACCGGAGTACACATAAATGGCACTTCCCCCGCTACCCGCTAGTCTCGGCCGTCAAGTCACGACGCGCAACTTCTCCTTGCTCGAGATGGTGAGCCGCGAATGGGGCTCATCGTTCAAAGCACCCGATCATCGCATCTACGAGTTCTCGAACGGCCGCGGTTTCGATTCGACCGACATAGGATTTACCGGCCTGTACGGTCCGCCGGGCAGCCAGACCTTGAAGCAAAAATACACCGGCACGACATGAGCGAGATGCAACTCATCGAGGCGGGCGATGCGGAGGAGTCAAGCTACTTGCAACTCGCCATGGAGATCTGGCGCGCGCTCGAGCGGCATTACCCAGACCATCCGTGGCAAGTCTCCTTCCAAGGCGGCGCCATGATCGTGCGCCACGCGGTCATTAATGCGGAGGTGGCGGCAAGCTTGCAGCGTGAGGGCTTCGGCTTCCTCATGCCCAAAGATAAGCTCGACAACCCCAAGGAGGTCACGCACTCGGCCGTGCAAGCGGGCGGCGCCATGCTCGAACTCTTCGGCTACAAGCGCGGCGCGTGGGATGGTTCGGACCCCGTCATGCCGGCCGACTGGAAGCCCAAGCAAGAGGCGCACTTCGCATGAAGCACGGCTGGCGCTGGGATCACGATAACGAGGAATGGGTGTATCACCCGTGAGCGCCTCCACCCCGTGGCGCCCACAGCCGCCTGCGATCAATGATCCGGAGGCGGGCGAGTACGAGGGCGAGGAGCTCGGCGAGGAACGCGAGAGCGCCGGCATGCAAGTGGGTGACTCGCCGCCCGAGGACGATAAGGCGGGTAAACGTGGCAAGCCCGCCGAACCCAATTGGCTGAATCGCGCGCGCGATGCGTTTAGGTTTTCGACCTCCTACATCGATAGCAATTACCGCCAAGCGTGGGATAACTCGATCAAGGCGTTCAACAACCAGCACCCCGCGGACTCCAAATACAACGGCGAACTGTTCAAGAAGCGCTCGAACCTGTTCCGTCCCAAGACCCGCGCGGTGATCCGCAAGAATGAGGCGGCAGCCGCGGCAGCGTTCTTCAGTAACATTGACTTACTCGACATCACCGCCAACAACCAGGCGAAAAAAGAGGAAGTCATCTCGGCCGAAGTCACTAAGCAAGTGCTGCAGTACCGGCTCACCACGACTATCCCGTGGTTTCAAATTGTGATGGGTGCGATCCAGGATGCGCAAGTGCAGGGCGCGTGTTGTGCCCATGTGTTCTGGCGTTTCCTGGAGCGGCACGACGATGACGGCATGGCCGAATCCTTGGAGGATAGACCGGTCATCGACCTCTTCCCGATCGAGAACCTACGTATTGACCCCTCCGCGCATTGGCTCGACCCGATCAACACCTCACCGTATCTGATCCATTTGATTCCGATGTACTGGTGCGATGTGCAGGACCGGATGAATTACCCGAACCCCAAGGGCCAGCGCTGGCGCAAGTACTCGACCGCCGCGGTGTTTGCGCGCTCGGATTCCTCGGATGACTCGACCCGCCAGGCGCGCATTAATGTGAGCCAGGACCCCTCCAACCAAAAGCGCGACGTGTCGGACTACGACATCGTGTGGGTGCACCGGCACATTCACCGCTTCAATGGCGAGGACTGGGAGTTCTACACGATTGCGAGCGAGCGCCTGCTCACCGATCCTGAGCCCCTGAAGAACACCGTGTGGCACGGCAAGCGTCCGTATGTGATGGGCAATGCGGTGATCGAGACCCACAAGCCGTTCCCGTCGAGTGTCCCGACCCTGGTCAAACCGTTGCAGGATGAGGCGAATGACGTCAAGAACCAGCGCTTGGATAACGTCAAATTCGTACTCAACAAGCGCTGGATCGCAAAGCGCGGCAAGAACGTCGACCTCGCGAGCCTGGTACGCAATACCCCCGGCGGCATCACGCTGGCAGATGACCCTGAGGGGGATATCAAGGAAATTTCCTGGCCCGACGTCACCTCAAGCGCCTACTTGGAAGAGGACCGCATCGATGGGGATTTCGCCGACCTAGTCGGTAACTTCAACCCCATGCAAGTGACCGCGACGCGCTCAGGGCGCGAGTCGACCAACACCATGCAGATGCTGCAGGGGCCGGCGAACTTGCTGACCGAATACATGCTGAAGACGTTCACGGAAACCTTCGTGCAGCCGGTGCTGCGCCAATTGGTGATGCTCGAACAGCACTACGAATCGGATACGGTCATCATTGCTCTGGCCGGTGAGAAGGCGAAGGTATTCGAGAAATACGGCGTGCAGCAGGTGACCGATGCGATTCTCGATCGTGAACTCAACGTGACGGTGAATGTCGGCATGGGTGCGACCGACCCCACCGCCAAGCTGCAGAAGTTCGTGTATGCGGTGGCGGAATTCGCCAAGATCTCGGTACGTCCGCCGCCCGGCCTCGATCTCAAAGAGGTGTGGAAGGAAATGGCGGGCCTGTCGGGGTATCAGGACGGTAATCGCTTCCAGATCGACGGTTCCGACCCGGCGCTACAGAAGGCGCAGCAGCAGATCCAGGCCCTCACCATGAAGCTGCAGAAGCTCATGATCGACAAGGCCAACAAGCACGAGGCGAATGTGGTGAAGCTCAAGACCACGCACGAATCGAACGCCGTGAAATTGGCGCTGCAGGACAAAAAGCATCAGAGCGAGAGCCGGCAGATGTTGACGCAGCACTTCATGGACTTGGAGAAGGGCGGCATCGAGCGGGAAGGGGCGGTGGAGGATCGCGACATGGGCATGGAGAACGAACAGGCGATGGCCGCGCAACAACAAGAGAAAAAGCCCGATGCCGCTTGACCCGCAAGACCCCACGGTGCGCGCCGCGATGTTCGGCAAACAGGTCGAGCAGTTCTTGAGTTCCGATATCGGCCAGTACTTGGTCGAGCGCGCCAACGAGCAGGCGGAAGCGGCGATCAAGGAGCTGCTCGTAGTCGACCCGACTGCCACCGAACTCATCCGCGCGACTCAAAACCGCGTCAAGGTGTCCGATTCGATCTTGAGCTGGCTGCGCGATGCCATCCAGATGGGTGAGCAGGCACAGGCGCAACTGCGTGAGCAGTAACGACGATCCCGCCGCGCCGATTGCGGACGAGATGCAGGACAAGCGCCGTCGCAAGCCGATCTTGGCGAGCCCCGGCAAAGACAAGTTCGAGGGCTTCAAAGAGCGTGATGATCTGGAATATGTGCCCGAGCCGCCGACCTACTAGGAGCGATGCATGAACGCCGAAGAGAAAAAAGCCCACGACGAAGCGGTCGCCCGTGCGCGCGAGGCCAACCAATCGCGCAACACCAACCGCCTGGCGCAAATGGAAGCCATCGCCGATGCGTCCGAGGAGCGGCGCGCGGATGAGCTTGACCTCAAAGACGACGCCGCGGCGCGCGAGGCCCAAGCCATCGCCGAGGATGAGGCGGCGGCCAAGCTGTTGCAGACCGAAGGCGTTGATGCGACTACTACCGAGGTAACCCAAGACCTAGCTGACCAGAAGACCATCAACGGTGAAGTGCATTACCTCACCATCGTCAACGGCCAGGAGCGCTGGCAAACCCTGAAGCAATTGCGCGAGGTCGCACAAAAGGTCGATAGTGCAGATGACTACTTGCGTACCGCCGCGGAGAGTGTTAGAAACGCCTCACGGCTGGCTCTATCGAAAGACGAGACTGGCAACGTCGAGCGAGTCGACGTGCGAGCGATCCTCCGCGCGGCAGTATTGGGGGATGAAGAGGCGATTGAGAAGTTGGCATCTGTCATCAACCAAAGACCATCCGAGGTGACTCCGGACGTCTTGCGGCAGATCGATCAGCGCTTGTCGTTCAGGACCGAACTGGAAAGTCTAGAGCGCGCTTACATCGATGTATTGAGCGACCCCGAGGCGGGTGATTTGTTTCGCTATCGTCTGAACAAGATGAAGGCCGAAGCCCCCACCACCACGCTCGCCGAAGCCTACAAGGCCATCGGTGAGCCGATCCGGGCGAAGTTCAAACTCGGGTCGCGCCCTCAAGACAAACTGGAACGGAAGCGATCTCTGGTGAATCCGCCAAGTGCCGCCGCAAGGCAAGTGCAGCAGGAGGAGCCGGAGGGCGAGGAGGACTTGACCGAGGTCATCGAGAAGATGGCCAAAGCCCGGGGCTTGAATGCCCACGTCCACACTCGCAGGCAATAGTTCTCCGGACGCCTAAACAACATCGTGGCTCCGGTCGGAGTCACGCATGGCGGGTCAAGTCTGGGCTGTTTCGAGTCAAGGCGGGTATCTCTACTCGCGCCAATTATCCAATGTTTTGCGCATGAACGTGCAGCCGCTGGTGAAGTTCCGCCAATTCGCCGACGTGCACGATATCTCCCAGCAGGGCAAGAAGAAGGGCGATACCTTCACGTGGGATGTGGTCTCAGACGTCGCGACCGCGGGCGGGGTGCTGATTGAAACCAACACCATGCCGGAGACCAATTTCACGATTGCGCAGGGCACACTGACCATCACCGAAGTGGGTAACTCGATCCCTTACTCGGGGAAACTCGACAACCTGTCCAAGTTCCCGGTCGAGGATATCATCAAAAAAGCGCTGAAAAACGACACGGTCAAGTCGGTCGATCGCATGGCGTGGGGGCAGTTCAACCAGACGCTCTTGCGGGTGATCCCCACGGGCGGCACGTCAGCCTCCGCGGTGACGCTCTACACCAACGGCACGGTCACCGGCACGAACTCGATCGCCTACTCGAACGCGCACGCCAAGGCTTTAGTCGATGCGATGAAGGAGCGCAACATCCCGGCCTATATCGCGGATGATTACTACGCGATCGCTTGGCCGACAACCTTGCGCACCTTCAAGAACTCCTTGGAGACGATTCACCAGTACAGTGACACCGGCTTCAATCTCATCATGAACGGCGAGATCGGGCGCTACGAGAACACGCGCTATATCGAGCAGACCAACATCCCGAAAGGCTTGGGCACGGATGGCATCACGACAACGCCGTGGACCAATGGTCAGTCTGACTGGATCTTCTTTTTCGGGAATGACACGGTCGCCGAGGCGATTGCGGTACCGGAGGAGATGCGCGGCAAGATCCCGACCGACTTCGGTCGCTCCAAAGGCATCGCTTGGTACTATCTCGGAGGGTTCGGCATTGTTCATGTTCTGCCAATAAATGTTCGTATCGTAAAATGGGATAGCGCGGCTTAAGGAGCAATCATGGCTACTCAAAACCAAGGCAACTTGAACGTCGTAACCCGCAATGACGCCTACGACAATGCGACCTATTTGAACCGCGCGAGCCTCGCACTTACCGCCAATACCGCGGGCTCCGCTTCGACCTCGGGCAAGTTCCTCGCCTGGACTGCGCTCATCGTCTACGGCGCGACCTTCTTCACCACGACCGCAGGCACCAGCACCTACACGGTCAATGGCACTGCGACCAGTCCGGCCACGGGCGTGTATGCGCTCTTTGTCACCAACACCGCCACGGGCTCGGTAGCGCTCGCAACCACGACGTTGGGCGCCGCGGCAACCCCTTGGGCGGTGATCGGCGGCACGTCGACCACGGGCACCAACGTCAATGTCGGCGGTATCGGCGGCGGTGTGGCGGGCGGCTTCTCAGGGCCCTATGCGCTCAACACACTCGGCGGCACCAGCACCTCCCAAGTGTGGGGTACGGCGACTTACAGTGCAGGCTACCCCGGCGGCAATGCGGCGGGCCAGGGCGGCCTCTACATGAACCCCGGCGATACGCTGCAATTCGTCAATGGCACCGATGCGACCGCGGTAGTGCAGGCGGTGGTGCAATACAGTATTGCGCCCTTGAGCCCGGTGCTCGCTTAAGTGGCGCTCACCGCCTACGGGTTCAGCGACCCGAAATATTTAAACCGCGCGAGCGTGCAATTTGGCGCGATTGCCGCGGGGGCAGCGGGCGTGACCTCCAAATTCATCGCCTTCGCGGCGCTGCAGTTGTTCGCGCTCTCGACTTATCAGACGGTCGCGGGCACGTCCACCTATACCAACACCGTGGGCGGGGTCGGGACCAGCGTTATCAACGGCCAGCAGCTCTCGGTCATCTATATCACCAACACCGCAAGCGCCGGTGCGACGGCCGCGCTCTCAACCACCACCATTGGCCCGTTCATCGCCGGCGGTGGCTTTGCCGCGGGCGGTACCGGTACCGGCCAGGTGGGCGGGGTGAATCAGTTTGCGCTCAACACCAGCGCAGGGGTGGGCGGGCAGGGCGGCATCACGGTCCCGGCGCAATCGCAGATCTATGTGGTATCGGGCACCGATGCGACCGCGGTTAACCTGTGCGCGATCGACTATCAAATCGCGCAGCAAGCGCCCTTAACTATTTAGGAGAGACTTCAAATGGCCAAGCTCACGCAACGCTCCTCCGGTATGTGGGAGACCCCGCAGATCACCAGTGAACAATCGGCGACCGAGTTCTATGGCGGCATGGCGCCGTCCAAAGAGGACGTCATCAAGAGCGCGAACGCGCGCGGGCAGAAGCGCCACGAGATGAAGCGCCAGGGCCTCGCCGACTTGGAAGTGCTGCCCGATTCGGCCGAGCTCGCCGGCAATGAACTAGTGGGTATTCGCGGCTCCGGGTACTTGACCAAGAAGAATCTCGAGTTCGGCGTGAACGCCATGTACAACACCTTACCGCCCGGCATGGATATCGAGGATCAGGAAAATTGCGACATCCGCGAGGAGCAGCTCGTGATCTATGACCGTGGCTTAGGCTACCCCGGCGATGGCTGGGCGCGCCGCCCGCGCGGTGAGCAGATGCTGCGCAAAATGGATGTCGGGCGCCCCGAAAAAACCAACTACCTGGGCACCAAGGCGCTGAACCCGAAGAATCCCACGGGGCAATAAGCCATGTCGAAAATAGTGCAGGAGAAGTATCAGGTCAATTACGACCAACAGGACAATGATGATGCCTTTGGCGAAGGTCATAGGGGGCAAGGCTGGATCACCGACCTCGAGGCGCGGGCGAAGAAGTGCATGCCGGGGCGCGAGGGACGGCCGGGCGGGGACTCTGATAGCCGCCCTATGAACAACGCGGTGATGTTCCATTCGCTCCCTCCGGGCATGGACATCGAGGACCAAGAGGTGTGCGATATCCGCAAGATGGGTATCAGCCTCAACGGCAATATGCCTGAGGACGGCGCCACTGGCGATGTCACCAACATGGAAGTCACTGCATCGAGCCTGCGCAAAGGCTTTCACCGCAAGAAGATGCTGAGCACGGATGATGCATACACCAGAGAACATAATGATGCGTTTTATGATGTCGTCGAAGTGGAGGGCGATGCGGGTTTTGTGGAACGGAACAACTATTTGGACAGGGTCTGAGTGTCATTGCGCTCTAACGGATAGTCCGTGACCGCGCCCGCAAGTCCCGCTAACGCTGCGTGTCCGAGCGCGGTGATGTTGTCGGACCCGAATGGCAACACCCCCACACTGATCTATACCGCAGGCGGTTTTCAGCTCCAGACCACGCCACAGCCAACGCTTGTGCTCGCGGATAACCACGACGGCGCGGTGATCGACACCACCTATCGCTGGCAGACGCCGGTGCTCGCAGGCTCAGGCACGCTCACTCAAACGGGCGGCAATTTGACTGCGACCTTGGGAACCACTGCCGGCAACGGCGCGGCCCTGACCTCGATTGAGACCTTCACCCCCTCGTACGGTAATTTGACCTATGGCACGCTGCTCATCACTGAAGCGGCGCCGGCCACCAACACCAATCGCTGCGTCGGGTTCTACACGCGACCCACCGTCTTTGCCGCGGCGACGCCAGTGCAGGATGGCTACGTGTGGGAGCTCGATATCACGGGCGCATTTGGCGCGAGTATCTACAACTCGGGCGTGCGCATCTTTCGGCAAACCACGAACGCGGCGGGCGCGCCCTTCACGCTCTCCCCGTACACCCTGGTTGCGATTGCCTATCAGGGCCTCAATGTCTTTTTTTACTACAACAACACCGGCGTCCCTGCGGTCACGGTGCCGATCTATGAGCCCTCGGTACTCGCGCTCTCCGTTGGGTTTCACGCCATCAACCATACCACGGGCCCCGCGCTCGCGCCCACCTGGTCAATTCCGGGCGTCGAGGTTGTTGACGGCGCTGGCGTCACCAAGACCATCTTCAACGGCCAGACGTTCAGCCGGCAGAGATTCCCGGGCAAGTTCGTACCCTTGACCGCGCTCTCGGTCGCATCTCAAGCGGCCATATGGACGCCTGCCAGCGGCAGGCGCTTTCGCCTGATGGGCTTTGTGCTGACCTCCGGTACCGTCGGCGGCAATGTGACGCTCCAGGATGGTGTGTCAACCACAATCCTCACCGTCCCCTTCGGCGCCGCGGGCGCAACCATTGTGAGCCCGCCGATGGGTAACGGAATCTTGAGCGCGGCGGTGAACAATGCACTGTATGCCACCGGCATTGCGACCCAAGCCTTGAGCGGGTTTTGCTTCGGAACTGAAGAGTGAGGCGTCCTTTGTCCCACTATTGATAGTGCGCTGACTTCACTAGGATAGTGTCTATGGCCTTTGACCCCAAAAAACCGCATGGCGTGGTCTACAACCACACTGAGATCGCGTTCGTGCAGGACGGTATCGACTACGGCCACGACCTGTTGCCGGTCGAGGTGGAAAATCCCAAGCTCGAAGCCAATCAGGCGCGCTCTGAAAAGATGAAAGAATCCTGGAGGCAGCGCCGTGAGCTGGAGCATAAATGACCCGATGGGGAATGAGTCATTTAAGTGCCGCTGGGAGATAGTCCGCTACACCCGCGGCCGGGGACTTGATCTAGGATCGGGGGTCGCCAAGACCTATCAACACTGGATCAGCGTCGATAACTGCGCCGATACCGCGCTCTTCGGCATGCCGATCAACCCCGATGTGAAGGTGGCTACTTGCGAGAAGCTCGACCTCTTCACCTCAGCGTCAATGGACTTTGTGTTCTCCTCGCACCTCTTGGAGCATTTTGAAGCGGCGAAAATTCCGAAAGTGTTGACCGAATGGTGCCGCGTAATCAAGCCGCACGGCTACCTGGTTTTGTATGTTCCAGATGCAGATGAATACCCGCGAATAGGTCAAGTCGGCGCCAATCCAGACCATAAAGTTGATATTACTTACGATGGTCTGATTGAGTGGATGGATGCCGTTCCACGCGGGTGGGATCTCATTGACTACCAGAAACGCAATCAGGCTAATGAGTATAGCCACTACTGCGTTTTTGAGGTGTTGTCATGAGGTGCATCATTTATTCATTGAGTTCATCCAGAGACGGAGAAGTCCGGTACATCGGACAGACGACCCAGCCGCTCAATACCCGGCTTTGCCAACACCGGAGGGCACAAGGCCTATCATGACAAAATTCGCGCGCAAATTTAGCTGGAAGAATCCCAAGCCGGCAAAAACTGCGGCGGTCTGCCGCTTCGGCGCTTTCGGCGATTTAATTCAAGCTTCATCGGTGTTCGCCGCCCTCAAGGCCGAGGGCTATCACATCACCCTGTATACATCCCCACCGGGTGATGAGATCGTCAAACACGACCCGCACATCGATGCTTTTTACATCCAGGACAAAGACCAGGTCCCTAATGGCAATTTGGGCGAGTACTGGGCGTATCACGCCAAAAAGTACGATAAGTGGGTGAATCTATCGGAGTCGGTCGAGGGCTCCTTCCTGACGCTCCCCGGGCGTACCTTGCACGCCTGGCCACCGGCGCTGCGTCATTCATTGCTCGATCGCAACTACCTCGAGACGCAGCACCAAATCGCGGGCGTGCCGTACCACCCAAAGATGCGCTTCTACGCATCGGCCGAGGAGCAGAGTTTCGCGCGCAAGCAGCGCGCGCGCATGGGGGACTTTGTGATCGCCTGGGCCTTGGCCGGATCCTCGGTGCACAAGACTTGGCCGTATCTCGATGCCATTATCGCCTCGATCATGCTTGACTTTCCGAGCGTGCATATCGCACTGTTGGGCGGTGAGGCGGCCAAATTATTGGAACGCGGCTGGGAGAAGGAGGCGCGCGTGCACCGCCGCTCTGGCCTCTGGTCGATACGCGAATCGCTATCCTTCATGGACGTCGCCGACATGGCAATCGGACCTGAGACGGGCTTGATGAATGCCGCCGCGCAACTGCCGTACCCGAAGGTCGTGTTCCTATCGCACTCGACGCATGAGAACCTCACCCGCGATTGGGTCAACACACAACCCTTGATGTCAGCCGGCACTCACTGCCCCGGCCGCGGCGCGAATGAAGCGCCCGCCTGTCACCAGCTCCATTATCAGTGGGAGCACTGCAAAAAACACGAGTCGGGCACCGCGCAGTGCCAGGCGGATATCAGCCCCGATCAAGCCTACCGGGTGATTTGGCACGTGCTGCAAGCGGAGCTTGAACAGCGGATGCGTGCGTGACCACCTCGAGCGCCTGGTCTTTCACGGTCGCGGCGGCCGATATCGTGCGCGAAATGATGTTGAACGTGGGCGCGATCGGGGAAGCCGAAGTAGCCACCGCGCAGGAATATACCGACTGCCTGCGCAAGCTCAACATGCTGGTGAAGCAGTGGATGGGCAAGCAGGACTTCGCGCCGGGACTCAAGATGTGGACGCGCCAGCGCGGTGATCTGTTCTTGGGCAACACCAAGTTCCAATATCAGTTGGGGCCCACCGGGGATAACTGGGCGGTGGGCGTCACCGGCGGGGCATTCAATCAGAATTACAATCAGACCACTTTGACCACGAGTGCGGCGCAGGGCGCTACCGCGCTCACCGTGGCATCGAGCGCGAACATCAATGTCAATGACTTCATCGGGGTGCTGGTGGGCGCGGATATTTTCTGGACCACGGTGGTTGCAGCGGGCGGCGGGGCGGTGAATCTTGCTGGCGGATCGGGCCTGCCCGGTGCGGCGAGCGCCGGCGCCTATGTGTGGAACTACACCACCAAGGGGCAACGGCCGGTGAATGTGCTCACCGCGGTATTGCGCGACATCAATACCAACGATACACCGCTTAATCCCCTGACCCTGGAGGACTACGAGGCGCTGCCAACTAAGCAGATGCCGACCTTCCAGGCCGATCCCACCGCCTACTACTACGAGAGTCAGATCGGCGCGAGTACCGCGGTCGGCTCCGGACAGTTCTACATCGACTGCGGCGGCGCGCAAGATGTGACCAAGCACTTGCACCTGGTGTACTTGCGCCCGGTGATGGATCTGGTCAACCCGGGTGATAACCCGGAGTATCCGCAACAGTGGTACCGGGCGCTGTGTTGGGGCGGCGCGCGCGAGATCTGTGCCATGTTCGATGCGGTTTGGACGCAGGACATGCAGATGAATTACATGGAAGCGATTGCCACCGCGCGCGAGGGCGATTCTGATACCACCACCTTCTACTTTCAGCCGGATGCGGGCTCGCCGTACGATCCATGAAGGTAGTCAGCCTCTTCGGCGGCAGCACGCGGCAAAAGTCGCTCGCGGTAACTTCGCAACGGCGGCTTAATTGCTATTACGAGAACCGTCCGGATCAGGACAAATCGAAGGTGGTGATCTACGGCACGCCGGGGCTGGTGGCAGCCTTTACCTTGGGCACTGTCAACGCGCTCCCGGTGCGCGCGTTCGCCGGCACGCAAAACGCGCTCTATGCGATTGCGTATAATCAGTTCCTGTACTTGAGCGCCCAAGGTTTGACGCTCTTTACCGGGGTTTTGAACACTCAAACGGGCAATGCCTCGATCGCGCCGAGTTCGACCCAAGTGATGATGGTCGATGGGGTCAACGGCTGGTTCTACACGCTCGCCGCCCGAACCTTGGCACCGATTACCGCCTTTCCGGCGATTGGCGCGCTCACCTGTACCTATGTGTCGGGCTTCTTCGTCGCCGAGCAGCCGGGCACGCAAGTCTTTTGGGTGTCGAACTTCAATGATTGCTCGACCTGGAACGCGCTCGCTTTTGCCTCTGCCTCGATCTATCCCGATACGATTCTCGCGGTCGATAACCTGATCGGAATTCTGGTGGTGTTCGGTCAGCAGCACACGGAATTTTGGAGTAACTCCGGGGCTTCCCCCGAGCCCTTCGTGCCGTTAATTTCAGCCGCGAATGAATATGGCCTGGCGGCAATCTTCAGCCGCGCGCACGTCGATCAGAGCATTATTTTTCTTGCCGTCACGCGCACCGGCCAGGTCGAAGCGGTGCAGATCTTGGGCTATAACGCGAACATCATCTCGGATGCGGATATGGAGGCGATTTGGAACAGCTTCACCACGGTGTCGGATGCAGTCGGGCTTACCTATGAGCAGGACACGCACAAATTCTATCAGCTGACCTTCCCGACCGCCAACCGCTCGTTTTTGTTCGATTGCTCGACGCGGCTGTGGAGTGAGGTGCAGACCGGCACGAGCGCGCTACCGACCCGGCATCAGGCGCAGTTCTCTGCCTACTACGCGGGGCAGACCTATTTCTCCGACTACGCGACGAACCAGATATACACGTTGAGCCCGAGTCAGTACACGGACAACGGCACACCCATCTGTCGCGAGATCATCACCCGGCACGTGCTCTCGAATTTCAATCGGGTGCGGATCTCGCTGCTCTATCTCGACATGGAGACCGGGGTGGGTTTGCAGACCGGTCAGGGTTCCGCCCCAATGGTCATGTTGCAGGTGTCGAAGGATAACGCGCGCACCTGGAGCGCCGAGCGCTGGGTGAGTTTAGGGGCGGCGGGTAATTACTTGGCGCGCGTCGTGTGGCGGCGCTTTGGCTCAGCGCGTGATTACGTATTCAAGATTCGCATGTCGGACCCGGTTAAATTCGTGGTGACCGAGGGGGCGATCAAGATCGCCGAACGTCCGCCGGCGGAGAAGATGGGATGAGCTTAAACTCAACCAGCCCGATCCCCACGCGCCCGATCATCACGCAGAAGGGTGATTTGCTCGATCGGCTCTATCAAGCGTGGTTCGGCGGCATTCAGCAGTGGTTGGGGCCGATTGGCCAGTACGGTCCCACCGCCGCGCGGCCGGTCAATAACCTGTACATCGGCCTGCCCTATTTCGATACCACGCTCGGGTATCCGGTGTTCGTCGCGCAGGTGAGCCCGAGCATCGTGTGGACCGCGGTCGGAGGCGGCACGGTCACCTCGGTCGCCAGCACCACGTTGACGATTGGCGGTACGTCCGCCGTGCCCACGGTGAATTTGTCGGGCGCGCAGGTGACGAATATCGGCCTGGCGGGCACGGCGTTACAGCCGGTCACGGGATTGGGTGGCAATTACACTTACGCCTCGCTCACGCTGAATACGGCCGGTCAGATCACCGCGGTCGGGAATGGCACCGCGCCGGTGAGTAGTGCCAATCCATCGGGCACCGTTGGGCTTGCGGCCGTCAATGGTGTGGCGAGCACGTACTTGCGGTCGGACGGAGCGCCCGCACTTTCGCAAGGCATCGTTCCGACGTGGACGGGCGTACACACGTTCAGCGCGCAGGCGGTGTTCAGTGCCAGCTTGCTCATACCGAACGCGACAACGCTGAAATTCAAAAACTTGGCTGGCAGCGCTCTCGGCGTGCTTCAGATGTTCAGCGACAACAACGTGTACTTCGACAGCCCCGTCTCGGGCGGTAGCATATTTTTACGGTCCAACGCGGGGGCGGCCACATGGACTTTCGGCAGCAACGGCGCGCTTTCATGCCCTGGCGCAGTCACCGCGACTGGCGGCTTGGGTGTCAACGGCGCAAGCCCGCCCGCGCAAGTGACGGGCTTCGGTACGCCCACGGGCGCGAGTGTGATTGCGAATTTCCCCGGCGTGAGCGCGACGCTTGCGCAGTGCTCGGCGGCCATTGCCGAAATCCTCACAATCATGAAAGGCATGGGAGTGGTCGGCGCATGAGCGAGATCGCCCAAGTGCTCGCCGAGCTCAAGAAACTCAATGGATTTATGGAGCAGATTCTATGCGTGCAGAAGTTGCAAGCCGAGATGTGGAAGGCGAAGAGCCGTGCAGCCAGTAGCGGCGTGGGAGGGGCTACCGCCGAGCCTCACCTGGAAGGAGCGGGTGTGCTTACTGACCTATCACTCGCTCGCCCACGTGAGTCAGCAGGAGGCGCCCGTGACGCATCTATTTGAGCCGGGCGAGTATGTGCGCGAGATGCGCGTACCCGCCGGCATGCTCTTGACCGGCGCTGAGCATTTGCTCGGCCATCGCTTGGAGCTTATCGAGGGCTCGGTGCTCATGTTTGCCCCCGAGGGTAAATTTGAGTTTGACGCCTATGCCTTCATGGACACCAAGCCCGGCTTCCATGCGGTGGTCTATACGGTCACTGACATGGTGGCGCGCTCACGGCATCCGAACCCGGACGAAGCGCGCGATGTGGTGGCGCTCGAGGGGCGCTGGTTTGGGGCCGCTGCACCGGTGATCGAACAAGGGCGGCTGCTATCCGAACGCTTGAAGGATCTGTCATGGTCTGTGCAATCAGTGTAGGGGCGGCCGTTGCCATTGGTGCGGCGGCGGTGGTGGGGGCTGGGGCCACGGTGTATGCCGCGGATAAGTCAGCGAGTGCGGTGACCAGTTCGACCAACGCCTCGATTGCCGAGCAGAATAAGGCGCTCACCCAACAGCAGCAATTGAACGCTCCGTACTCGGCGATCGGCACCGGCACGAACGGCAATAATGGGGCAATCGCGCAATATCAGAATTTGCTCGGCTTGGGACCGCAAGGCGCGGCCGGCGAGGAGGCGGCACTTGCCGCAACGCCGGGCTATCAGTTCGCCCTGAACCAAGGCACGCAGGCGACCACCAACGCGGCGAGTGCTAATGGGATGGCGTTGTCCGGCAATACGTTGGAGTCGCTCGATAGCTTCTCCACGGGCTTGGCCGATAGCACTTATCAGAATGCGGTGGGCAACGCGCAAAACGCGGTCGGTATCGGCCAAGCCGCCGCGGCGGGGCAGGCCGCTAACATTGGTAGCGCCGCGGGCAATATTTCGAACTCGCTCACAACCCAAGGCAATACCATCGCCGGCATTGATGCCAATGAAGCGGCGGGTGTTACCAAGGCGCTGTCGGGCGGGGTCAATCAGGCCACCACTTTGAACACACTCTCGGGTTTGAATAATCCGGGTGGTGGGATCGGGGGTGATGGAATCGGGGGTGGTTATGGAACAGGCGCCAATTCTGCGCTTAATAATCCGAACTTCTTCTCGGTACCGTGACATGGCTTCCTTCGACCCCTCCGTACTCTCCGACATCGGCTCAAGCGGTCCCGACATCGCCGGCTCCATGGCCAAAGGCTTTCAACTGAAAGACATGGTCGATGGGCAGCAGATGAATCAACTGAAACTCAATTCGCTGAAAAGCGATCAGGCCGATCAGACCAAAGCCAAAGGGATACTGTCCTCCGCGGACCTCACCACCGAGAAGGGCTTGACCGAAGCACAGGAGAAACTCACGCGCGCAGGACTACCGCAGCAGGGCCTGGACTTACGCAAACACGGTCAATCGGTTATTTCGGGCGAGCTCGATAACAAACTAAAGCAAGTCGATTTACATTCCGCTGCGGTGGATGTGGTGTCCGGCGGCATCGATAAGATTTGGCAGCAAGCGACCGCGATGAAGAACGAAAAGACCCCGGACGGGCGACTTAAGTACACCGATGCCTCGGTGAACGCGTGGATTCAGGGCCAGATACCGCTCGAGGTCTCCAGCATTCAAAGTGATGCGGGCTTGCCCGAGGATGTGAAGAAGACGGCGCTACAGAATATCAATTCGCACCTGGCGAAAGGTCAGCAGATGACCTATGACAGCTTGACGCAAATCGAGCGCGGCACCAAGCAGGGCCAGGCGCAACTGAAGTCTATCCGCGATGACCTGACCGCGCAGACCGGGGCGAAGCGTGAGCAAGCCTACGAGCGCTCGGTGGACAATCAGGGCCGGTTAGGCCAAGAGCGCGTCAACCAGGGCCAAGAGAAAATCGACAACGCAAAGCAAAAGTTCATCTCGCAAGGTTTTTCAGATCATCAGGGGGAGATGCTTGCGGCACTCGCCGATGCCAATGTCTCCCTGCCGGCGGGCCTGCGCTCGCAAGCGCAAATCAAGGCGACCATCGACGGTTTGTATGCGGAGCATCCGGACCTCTCAGCCAAGGAGATCACCGAGGGCATCAAGAGCGGGAAACTCAAACTCGCAGCCGAGACCAAAGCGGCGCAAACCGCCGGCACGCAGATTGGCAAGGTGTCGGTTGCGGTCAATGAGATTGAGCCATTCGGGCGCCAGGTTCTCGAGGCATCGAAAGACATCCCGCGCGGTAGCAGTCTGACCATGAACGGCCTCATACAATTGGGCGAGAAGGAGGTACAAGATCCGAAGCTGCTGGTGCTGCGCGCGAAATTACAAGCGCTCAATAACGCCTATGACCAGCTGGCCGCGCGTGGCGGTACCGACAAGGACAAGCGCGAGCACATCCATTCGCTTTTCGACGCGCGTTTGAACGAGGCGAATGTTCAGGCCCTGGTCAAGGCGGTGAACGAAGAAGGCGCTGGGGCGAAGGAGGCGGCCGACAGGACCATCGGGGAGGTGTCCGGTACCTCAATCCCAGGCACGGGCCAAACGCCAAGCCAAGGAAGACCCAAGCAGGTCTCTTCCGATGCCGACTACAACGCCTTGCCGAGTGGGACGGACTTTATTGGCCCTGACGGCAAGCATCGGAAGAAGCCGTGATGGGCTGGCAAGATGCACCCGTAGTCGATTCCGCAGACTCAGCGCAACCCGCGTGGATGAGCGCGCCTGAAGTCACCGCCCCCGCCGCGGCAAAGCCAGAGCCGGACAAGCCACAATTTGACCCGAATAAGTATAATTTAGTCGCAAAGGCGACCGACCCGATAGTGAACGCGATTGCCGAACCTGGTATGCAATTAGTGAGCGGGGCGTATCATGCAGCAAAGGGCGGACTGACAGGGATCTATGACATTGCCACCGGGCAGGGCACTGATGAGGCAACCGCGGACATTGAGTCCGAGGAAGCCAAAACCTATCGGCCGACTACACCCGTTGGCAAGGCTGTTTCCAAGGCAGTCGGCTACATTCCCGCACGCCAAGCAGAGCTTGCTAAGCTTGCTGGTGGCGGCGTTGCAGCGGGTTTTACAAAATTGGGTGCAAGTCCTGAAGTCGCGGGCGCCGCCGGTGCTACGGTCGATACGGGCCTCAATATGGTGGGTCCGGGAACGCTGCTCAAAGGCGCTCGCGCGCTCAAAGGCGCCGGGCGCGAGCGCGTCCCCGCCAAACCTAACTTTGACGATGTCGAAATCCCCGGCTATGGTCGAGTCTCGCAAGGCGATAAGACCGTTCAGGCTGACATGGTCCAAAAAGCCCGCGCCGCCGGCTACGTCCTCAAGCCCTCAGAAGCCGGCGGCAAAGCAGGGAAGGTTGCCGAAGGCTTAACCGGCTCCCCGCGCCTCTCGATTGAGGCATCGCTCAAAAACCAGCCCGTTACCAACAATCTCGCCGCCACCGAGATCGGGCTACCGAAAGGCACCAAGGTCACCAATTCGGCGTTACGCGAAGCGGCCAAACCGCACAATGCGGTGTACAAAGAAGTCGGTGCGCTGGGTGGCATCGATACCGATGATGTCTATCACAAAGCCATCGAATCGGTGGGGCGCACGCCCGGTACCAGCTTCAAAAAGGTGTCGAGTCCCGACATTGACAAATTGCGCGATCAGTACGCTGAGGCGCACTTCGAAGCGGCCGATGCAGTACTTGAAGTGCGGCGTTTACGCGCTGCCTCTGGCAAGAACTTAAAGGCGCCGCTCGCACCCGCGCAAAATGAATTAGGCCACGCGCAGCGCCAGGTGGCCGATGCAATTGAGGATCAAATCGAGCGCCACGCAACCGAAGCGGGGCAGACCGACTTGGTGGCACGCTTGCGTGAATCGCGCGCGGCGCTTGCAAAAATTCACAGCGTGCGCGCCGCGTTGCTCGGCAACACCGGCGATATCTCGGCGGTGAAACTCGCCAAGATGCAGCAGAAGGGCGCGCCCCTCTCCGGTAACTTAAAACTCATCGCCGACGTCGCGGATGAGTTTGGCGAAGTCACGCGCGATGCCACCAAGCTCAAGAACAAAGTCCCGGTGACCGTGCTCGAGGGCGGCGCGGGACTGGCCGGGGCCGCTATGACCGCGGCGCACAGTCCCGGGGTCGGTATCCCGCTCTTAGGCGGCATGATCGCCCGCCCCGTCGCGCGTAAATTCCTGCTCTCTGATACCTACCAAGACACCTTGGGCCAGGGGCCGAAGAAGGCTAACACCATCGCCGATATCGAGAGCAGGTGAAAGTGCTCTTGATCTCCATGGACTCGGTCGGGGAGCTGTTACCGCTGGCGTGCCGCTGCGTGGCGGCGGGGCACCAGGTGCGCATCTACTTCAGCTCCGATAACCACCCCGACACAGGCAAGGGCTTTAAAGGCGTAGAGCGCGTCGCATCGTGGTTGGGGTCGGTCAAATGGGCAGACCTCGTGGTGCCCTCCGGCAACCACAACTTCATGCCCAAGCTCGATTCCTTACGCAAGGCGGGCATCTGTGTGTTTGGCCCGTCGAGCGCATCGGCAGCGCTCGAGATCAAGCGCGCGGAAGGCATGAAACTCTTCACCGAGCACAACATCGAAGTACCGCCGTGGAAGCAGTTCGCTGACCTCAAAGCCGCCGAAGCGCACGTGCGCAAAACCGAAGCGCGCTATGTGTTCAAAACGTTGGGCGATGAGGAGGACAAGAGCCTGTCCTATGTGGGCAAGTCAGCCGCCGACATGATCGCGCGCTTGATGCGTTGGCAGGACTTGAAGTTGAACCCCAAAGGCCCGGTGATGCTGCAGGAATTTGTCGAGGGCATCGAGTTCGCAGTCTCGTGCTGGATGGGAAGTGAGGGCTTCATCGGTAGCCCTAATGAGAATTTCGAATTCAAAAAACTGCTCTCCGGCGATGTGGGACCTAATTGCGGCGAGTCGGGCACCATCTTGAAGTATGTCGCCGAGTCGAAGTTGTTCGATACCGTCTTGCAGCCCCTGGAGGAAGCGCTGGTGAAATTGGGACACTTGGGCGATGTCGATGTGAATTGCATCGTGACCGAGGACGGCGCGGCGCGGCCCCTGGAGCTCACCATGCGCTTAGGCTGGCCCGCGGCCAACATCATGTGGGCCTGTCACAAGGGCGATCCGGTCGAGTGGATGCTCGATGCGTGCAAGGGCATCGATTCGCTGGTGACTTCCCCTGCGATCGCGTGTGGCATCGTGCTCGCGCAGCCCGACTATCCGCACAGCAAATTCACCAAGGCCGAGGTTGCCAACGTCCCGATCTATGGCGTGACACGCGCGAACCAGAAATTTATCTGCCCGCAGGCGGTGAAGATCGATGCCATGCCCGACATGGACGGCGCTACCGTGGTCACGCGTGATATCTGGTGCACCACTGGGGATTACTTGGCGGTGGTCACCGGCATGGGTAAGAGCGTTAAAAAGGCCACCGCCCGCGCCTACGACACCATCAAAGAACTGCACGTGCCGAACCTCATGTATCGCGATGACATCGGCGAGAGCTTGCAGGCGAGTCTCCCCACACTGCAGGCGTCGGGCTATGCGACGGAATTTAACTATGGGCACTAACGCATGACCACTGTCGTTCTCTCGCCAAATTTCTTCCAGCAGTTTGAGAATCAACTCGTCACCGCACCGTTGGTGGGAGGAAAACTGTTCACGTATGCTGCTGGCACCTCGACCAAGCAGGCGACCTATACCGATTCCACCGCCGCTGTCCAAAACGCCAATCCGATCATCTTGGATTCGGCGGCATCGGCCAATGTGTGGTTCGATATCACCAAGAACTACAAAATCGTGCTCTCGCCGGCGAACGATACCGACCCGCCGACGAGCCCAATCCGCACGGTCGATAATGTTCCGGGGTGGAACGGCGGCTCGGTCATCACGCAAGCGGTCATCGGTGCTTTGTTCTACCCGCAGAGCACGGCTGAGCTCGCGGCCGGGGTCACGCCCACCAATTTCGCGTATAGCGCGGATGCGATTGACCCGCGCCGCTACGGCGCGGCGGGCGATGGCCTCACCGATGATACGGCCGCGCTCAATAAGTGGGTGTTGGTCGTGAATGCAAGCACGCGCCCGGTCTCCACCTGGCCCGTCGGTCTCTCGTTCCTGTGCTCTCCCTTGAACGCCATCACGGCCAATAATTTCACCTGGAACATGAACTCGACGATTCTGGCTAAGGCGAACTCTTGGAGCATCGTAGGCGGCACCTTCAGTTATCAGGTCGCTATATCAGGCTCCGGCGCACGTCTGAACGGCGTTGTCTTGATCGGCAATCAGAGCGCCTTTTCGGTCAACGCTCCATTTGGCTATTTGCTGCGGATCACTGGCAATGATGTGCTCATGGACAACTGCAATCTCACGCAATCTCCGTCCGGCATCGCGAGTTTTGAGAGCATGACGCAGGGCCGTTTCTCGAACTGCCACTTTGACGCGAGCGTCAATAGCGTCAACATCAGTGCCTGCTCGTACCTCAAGTTCGTGAACTGCACCGCGAACTTGGACGGGTATCCGTTCGGCACCGCGGTGGTGCCCGGTGTGCCGCAAGCGGCTGGCGGTTTTGGTTGGTCCTTACGCTATCGCTCGCACCACATCACATTCGCCAATTGCGAGGCCCAGCAGTGCTGCCTGGTGGGCTTTAACATTGACCAGGGCTGTTACGCGATCAAGGCGATTGGCTGTGTGGCGTGGATGAACGGTGATGCCGGCATCGCACTCGCCGCCGATACGATTGCAGGCGGCTTAGCGGGCAATGGCGAGTCCTGCTACGACTGCGAATTCGTCGATTGCGAAAGCTATAACAACTGGGGCTCGGGACTGTCCGCGTATGCGCAAGTCTACAACTGCACGGTTGATAGCGGGCGCTACTACAACAATCAGCGCTCGGCGGGACAACTGGTCTCTGCCAGCAGTGCTATAAACGGCATTTACATTTCGGGTGGCTCGCTGGGCGTCCGCATACGCACTAAGTCATACGACGATCGGCAAATCGCAGGGATCACCGCCAATGCCGCGGGCGCACTCACGGCCACGGGGTGGGTCGCTGGCACCATGGGCAACTATCCTAGGGTTGCAATCTATAATTCGACTCTGGTATTTCAGGGCTGGGGCACGATCACCGCGGAGTCGGCGGGCAGTGTCACGATCGCGACCACGGCGAATAATGGCGTCACGATCGGCAGCATCGTCGCCGGCTGGTATGTCACGCAGCGCACGCAGAATAATGGCGTCTTTTTGGACAACGGCTGCACCGGCTTGCTCGATGTCGACGGCTTTGGCTTCTTGCCAGGCGTTAATTCTGCCTTGACGGGATTTAAGGGCCTGAGCGGCAGCACCGGCTCGAATCAAAACATCCTGTTGCCGGGCGCGACCTTGGATTACACCGAGCTGCTGTTAAATCCCACCTGGGATGCGGGCACGGGCACGGGCGTCTCGTGGACTTACAACCTGACGGGCGGCGGTCTCGCGAATCCGTATTCGACGGCGGGCGCGGGCCTGCGCAGTCCCGGCTCCCTGCAATTGATTGGCGGCACGAGTGTCGCGCAAGGCGATTCGACGCTGATTGCAAGTGCGCTCCAGTATGTGGTGTCGCCGTGCTGGGTCGAAGCCTCGGTGTGGTGCATCGCGGTCAATGCCGGCGATGCACAGCTTTTGCTGATCTGGAACTCTAGCGGCACCGGCGTGCAATTCTCTGTCGTCAATCACCCCGGCGGCGGTTGGAGGCAGCTGAAGATTGGCGCCTTCATGCCGCCAAGTCCCACATCACTCAACATCCGCGTGCTCTCCGCCATCGGCAAGACCAACTACTTCGACAACGCGAGTTTGCGCGTGAAGTCCGACTGCTATGACAGCCGCGATTATCTGTACCCGACTCGCAACCTAGCTCAATAAGGGATTACACATGAATATCTGGGTCATTTTGCTGATTCTGTTGATTTTGGGCGCGTTCGGCGGCAGCTTCGGCGGCTACTACTCGCACGGCTGGGGCTTCGGCGGCGGTGGCTTGTTGCTGATTATTTTGGTCATCGTGCTGGTCGCGGGCAGCCGCGGCGGTGGCTTGTGAGCGAACCCGAAATTGAAACTGAGGCGGCGGCGGAGCTCAAGCGCATCAAGGCCGAGATCGCCGCCATCGAGGGACACGCGACAAGCATCTGGTCGCACTGGGCGCCGTGGGTAATGTTCATGGTGGGGCTGATCTTGGGCGCGCTTTTCTGGTATGGGATCTCGGCGTGAGTGCCGAAGCGGATTTCATCAAGCGCTGGCATTTAGAAGGCTGCAAACTCACCTCTTACCCAGATCCGAACGGCGTGTGGACCATTGGCTACGGTCACACCATGGGTGTGTTCCCGGGCGCCACCTGCACGCAAGCGCAGGCGGAGGCCTGGCTCGAAGGGGATGCGCAGGAGGCGACACAGGCGCTGCTTTATGAGAGCCCTGGGCCGTTCGCGCCCGGCGCGCAACTGGCGCTGACGGACTTCGTTTTCAATCTCGGCGTCGGCCACTATCGCACCTCGACTTTGAAAACCTATGTCGACCGTGAGGACTGGCCCTCCGTGAAGACCGAACTGCTCAAGTGGGATCACTGCGGCGGCCAGGTGCTCGGTGGCCTGTTGCTGCGCCGCCAGGCGGAAGCGGATTTAATCGAGGCAGCGTGAACCGGCACAGCGCGCCGGGCTCGGCGAGCGGCTATAACACCCCCGGCCCGCAATGACTGCGGAGAGGCTCGCGTGTGGATCATCTGGCTCAGGCTGAAATTGACATGGGCGTGGGGCCATCGCACCAAGTGCTTAGGGCTGCTCGCGTGCGCGATTGCGTACGGGCAGAACAACCTCGCGCAGTTAGGGCACGTTTTGAGCCCGGCCTTACAGGGCGCCATCTTAGCGGTGTTTGGCGTCGCGGCCTTTCTCCTGGGCCTGTACAACACGTTCGCATGTCCCGCTCAGGAGCCGCCAACGTGACCATGCGCCGCGATTACACCGACACGGTGCGGGATTTGAAGGCCGCGGTACGCGCCGAAAAAGAGGGCGCGGCCAGCGTCCAGTTGATTCGCAATTTAGATTCGATGCTCTCGGAAATCACCCGTCTGCGGGATCGCACCGACACCATGAGCGCGCTCGAGGCGCGGGTCGAGGGCCTGACCTGGATGGTGCGCAGCGTCATCGTCGCCGCGGTGGTGGAATTCTTGGTGGGCGTCGCCGTGGCGTTTGTCATGAAGGGGGCGAAATGACGGCCACCGACAAGCAGGAAATCCTGGCAGCGATCCTCGCGAGCGAAGCGCGCATTGCAGAGCAAATCCGGCGCAGCCGCTCGTATGAAGTCATCAACATTGATGCGGTCGTCAAAGACGTGCAGGAGATCAAGCACATCCTGTACCGGCGGCCGACGTGGCCTCGCTAGAGCGCGTCGCATGGCTTGCGGCCCTGGTGCTGACCCTCGCCGGCAGCCTGATTCTGTATGAGCGCCACGCGGGCGCCGCGAACTGCGTGAAAGCCGATGTCGCGGCGGTCACGGTGCAGGAGGCCCACAATGCGGCCCGCGCCGTGACCGAGGCGGCAACCATAAATTCCGAGGTAATTACTCATGCGCAAGCGCTTAGCGTCCCTACTCTGCCCGTTCCTGCTTTGCACTGCGTGCGCGTCGACACCGCGCCCGGTGCTGTGCCCCAAGCCCCAGCCGCCCCCAGCCGAGGCGATGGTCCCGCCCAACTACCAGCGGCAACTGGACCAGGTGCTCAATCCGCCGCCTTTGATCCTGGACCCCAAGTAGTCAAGATCGGCCAGGCGTGCGACGCCCAGGTGAGGGAATTGCAGGACTACATCCTTCGGGTAGCGCTCACGCCATGAAATGGCAAGTGTGGTGGCGCAAGCAGCCGACGGCGCCCGCGATCCCGCCCTACGCACCGCTGATTCAGCGCGAGCACCCGCCCGCGGAGCCGGGCATCGTGGTCGATGAGATCGACACCAGCGCCATGAGCAAGACCGGAATACACCGCGCCTGGGACCGGCTGGCGGGCAAGTGACTCAGAGGAGTAGGTCTAAGGGTGGATCAGCTTGACCGCGATCACGGCGAGGGCGGCTACTATGCCGACACCTAACGTGCTGAGCGCGACCAGCCAAACCCAACGCGTCTCGCGTTGAATCTTGGCGTTCTCGGCATTGAGCTTGCCAGTCTCGGCGACCATCTTGCCGATTTCGACTGCGAGCTTCTGATTGTTCTCGGCGGTGGTCTTGGCGGTTTGCGCCTCGATCAGCAGAGTCTCCATCTTGAGCTTGGCGAGTTCGGCCTGCATGCGTTCGTTATCTAAATTGAGGTCACTTGCGGCCATTGGCCCACTGCTCCAGTTTAATGCAAGCGACTAGCTTAACCCCCGAGTCTGGGGATACGGAACCGTAGATGGGCGCTGCGTAGATGAAGGCGGCCGATCCGCCGAGGCTGTGCGACACCAAGATATGGTGGTTCTTAGAACGTACTTGGAGGCGGCGATACCACCGGTTGTGTTCGCCCAATCCCGCATCCATGATGCTGCCCTGTACAAATGTTCAGCCACTATGACGAAGCCACCGCCGCCGCGCCGCGCTGAGGACCACCCCTTCACTGATAGTGCGCTCGCGCTCATGGCGACCGGCCGCTATGTCGATGAGCGCTATCACATGCCGTACAGCCAGCGCCCGCAGACCCTGGTATCGCGCCTGGCTGTCGAGATCATCCGCTTGCGATTACAGTTGCGCGAACGCGGGTCAGGTGAGGGTTCTTAAATGACGGAGCGCGCGGATATCGAAATGGCTTTGGTGCGCGAGCTCTCGACCGGCGGCCTGATCTTGAGCGGGAACCTCACGCAGGTAGACAAGGGCGAGCGCATCCGCATCGCGATCATGGAGCGCAAACTCGGGGACCGACTGTTCGATGCGAGCATGACCTACGCGCAAGCTTACGAGCGCGTCTTTCGGCGCCGCATCGAGCAGCGCGCGAAGCCGCGCGATAAGCATCAGCGGCCGATCGGCGGCGTGGCCGCGAGCGCGACCGACTGGCAGAAATTGGGCGCCACGGATGATCCCGGCGATGATGACGACGGGGACGAGGAAGAGGAGGGGTGAGGGGGTTGGTTGGCGGGGAGGTTCAAGGGGGGGGATGACTGTGCTACTTTTTGTGCGCACACATCGGAAAACCCGCAGATAAATGTGGGCAAAAGCGCCTCTAGGAATAAGTCGCAACCGTGTAAGCCATTGAATTACAAAGCTCTATACGCCGCCCGCTGAACTCATAATGCCGAGGTCGAGGGTTCGAGTCCCTCTCTCACCACCAAAATCAACGACTTGCGCGCGCCTTTTTTGCCGGAATTTCCACTGTGCTACTTTTTGTGCACGGCGCGACCCCAATGGCGCTCGTTTCCGCGTACTGCGCGAGGTGCCCGGGGTCCAAGTGCGCGTAGCGCATCGGCATCTCCAGAGTCGTCCAGCCGCCCATTTCCTGGAGCACCTTCAAGGGCGTCTTACCCTGGACGTGCCAACTCGCCCACGAATGGCGCATCGAGTGGAAAGTCACGCCCTCCAGGCCCACTTCCTTGACCACGCGACGCCACATACGGGTAGCGACCTGCTTGATGGGTGCGCGCCCGCGAAAGCAAAAGACGTAGCGCGGGTGGGCGCCCCGCCATGCCTCAAGGATCGCAAGTGCATCCGAGTTCAAGGCCACCGTGATGCCGCTCTTGCGTCCTTTCGCATCGCTTGCCGGCACGTAATAGGTGCCCCGCTCCAGCGAGATGCGCGACCATTCCATGCCGGTGACATTCGCGCGGCGCATGCCAGTCGCCAAGGCCATCATCATGCCGCGAGTGTGTTTCGGGAACTTACCCAACAGCATGTGCGCTTGCTCCCGGGTGATCCAAAGGGGGTCCACCTTGGGCAGGCGGAATAAGGGCACCTTCGGGCAGGTATCGAGCATTTTCCAATCGATGACATCCTCGCCGCGCCCTTGCCCGGCGCAACGCTTCAAAATCGAGCGCAGCACCGCAAGATCGCGGTTGATCGTCGCCTTGGAGAGCGGCGTCGGGACCTTGCCCACTGCCAGGTAGGTATGGCGGGTGAGTGCGGTGCGGATCTTCACGATGTTCTCACGCGTAATCTCGGTGAGCGGGGAGCCTTTCAAGAACCGATTGAGGCGCTCGATCGAACGCTCGGTGCGCTCCCAGGAGGGCTGGGTGGAGTCCTCCTCCTTGCACTTCTCGATCGCCTGGTCCCAGGTGAAATGCTTCTCGCCTAGCTTGATTTGCCGCCAGAGAGTACGGCGAAGTTCTTCTTCGTACTCCTCGGCGGCGGCTCGGTCTGTTTCGCCAGAAGATCGTCTAACCGTGCGCCGAGCGATTTTGAATCCGACCTGCCAGAACTCAGAGCCGGGACGTTTGTAGACAGGCATATTTTTATGTTCTCCCGCGATTTGACCTCGAGCCATTCGCGCAATAGGTTTTCATCGAAGCGCCAGGGCTTACCGACCTTGGTGGCCGGGATGACCCCGCCCGCGGCAAGCGCCCGGATAGTCTTCGGCCGCACGCCCAAGAGGATAGCCGCTTGTTCGACGGTGAGGATATCGCCGGTCATAACGGTGCCAGTATAGCGCCAGCCGAGGCACCCTCTACTACCCTAGCGGGGTCAGGCTCATTCGCCAACGGTTCGCGGAAAATCGCCTCACCACCGGGGCTGTACTGATCGTAAATGCAGTCCCGACACTTCGCGTTGATGGCGGCGGCGCGGCTCATGCGCGCGGCTCGAGCGTCACCCGCTCAATGACCGAGGTATCCCAAATACAGCCGCTTGCGCAGTCCCAGCCGTAATACCACATCAATCCCATGCGCAAGGACCACTGATAGGGCGCGATGACCAGGCCGGCGTGCTCTGCGCCGACCCGCTCCCAGTCGATCGCGGGGTAGCGAGTAACCCCGTCCGAGACTCCGTAGCGCTCCTGAAATTCCAGAACAGCCGGCGCGGTGTTGAGCCACAGCACGCGCTCCGGCGCTTTGAGCACGATCGAGTAGCGCAGCGCGAGCCGATCGAGGCCGTACCCCTCACCGCGACACCATGCCGCCCAGTCATCCTCACCGTCGACCGAGAGCCACAGCCCGCGCGGCTTGAAGGAAAAGCTCATATGCGGCGGCCGTACTTGCACGATGGGGCGCAGCTCCCCCAATGGCTCGGCGCAGTAGTGCGAGAGGGGCGGGTGCTTCACGGCGGCGCCCCACCCTGCGCCCGCGCCATTTCCCGAAGCGCCGACTTAAGTTCGCGGTACAGCGCAAAGCCGGCAGGATCCTCGCGCCGCCAATCCTTATCGGTCAAGGGCTGGCCGTTCTCCGCATAGCTCAGCGTGGCCGTTTGCGTCTCCGCCTCGAGCACCGCCTGAGCGGCTTGCGCCAAGCGCACGATGGCTAGCACCTGGCGCAGTGCGGGGCGCACCTGAGCGGGGGCTTTGCGGGGCATCATGATTCGCGCCCCTCGCGCTCCTGATCATAGGCCTGGTCCCAGCCCTGCTCGGCGATGCGCGCGAGCGCCGGGGTAGTGGCAACGATGCCCTGAATGGCACGCGCCATCTCGACCGCGGTCTGTAGCGGCTTAGTCTGCATCGCCCCCGGATGGCGTGAAGCCAATTGCACGGCGGACATGAGGCACCACAATCGATAGCGCGTGGAGACGATCTCGACCGGTGCATTGTCGGTGCAGAGCGCTTCGAAGTCGCGGAGGAAATCGGCGGGGATGTCGTCGGTGCTCAGCGTCTCAATCGCCATGCGTCGCCCCCTCGGTCGGCGCAGCAGCGAGGGCCGTATCGGCGGTCATTGATTATCTCCGTCACTCAAAGCCGAGCCGGTGCTCAGGTTGTCAGATGATGAAGGTGAGCCCCAGTAAGACGGATGCTCAAGGCCGAGCGCCGTCAATTCCTCGATGGTTTTCTCTACCGTGCCTGCCGTTTGATAGTCGTCGCAGTAGAACAGCCCCTGCCAGCACGACGCTTGTAAGCAGTGATCGCAGACAGTGACGGTTACGGACGCCATACGTAGTCGCCTTTGTTCTCGCGAATCACGACTTCCTCGGCTTTGCATTTGCACTCTTTGCCGATCAGACCGGACGCTACAGGTCGCCAGAAATTACGCGCCATGCCGCCCGGCACATGGTTATCTTCCTCCGCGCCGTCCAGGCCAAACTCAGCCAGCACCCATTTGGCGTCGGTCGTGTCAATACGGCCTACCTGCACGACGCCAGCCTTCATGGAGATGCGCGTGACGCTGATGTGGTACTCGGGGCCATTGCTGGTTCCATCCTTGTCCGTGGCGACCTCGACGGCCGTGAGCACCTGTATCTGCCCGTTTAGCGTCACCCATCGCTCAATGGGATAGCCCTCGCGAACGAGTACCGGCGGCGCTGGCTGGCGCATCCACCCGTGTCGGATCGGTCGCAGCACCTTGATGACAGATTCAATAATCATGGCTCTCCTTCCCGGTCATGCGTGGGTGGCCGCACCTGATCCGCTGGAACAACGAACAGCCCTAAGTCATCGCGCCAGAAGCCAGCGAACGGCGTGTCATGCAGTTCGTAGTCAGGATGGTCCTGGTGGCCCTTCTGCCAGCAGTTGTGATCACGCACCAATGGGCCGTTCGCGCGTACCACAATCGCGCCCTCAATTTCATAGAGGTCGGCGTGGAAGATCAGGTCGTGCGCTAGCAGGTGGATAACCGCGCCGGTTTTGATGCAGGAATTGAAAGTCATGGTCATTGATGCTCACCTTCCCGGTCAGCCGCATCAATCGCAGATTCCAGCGCAAAGGCCACATCACACACGGCGGCGTATCGCTCAACGCTGATCGTGTCGTGAACGCGGTTGTACTCTGCCGCTTTCTTTAGGTTGTCCAGAAATAGCTTTAGTGTTTCGTCGCTCATGTAGGCTCATCTCCCCGGTCATGCGCTTGCGACGCGACAATCTTGCGCAGGTCGCCTAGCAGCCGTTGGCCGTGACATTGCCGACAGACCGCCAGCCGCTTGTGATGTGTATTGCGGTCAGGAACTTCGGCGTGCCCGACATGGCAAACGACGCAGCGCCGCACGCGCTTAATCTGACGAGCCATGCTCACCTCCCCGGTCAGCCGTTGGCGGCACCATCATTTTTTTCGGATCGAACGTGAACCCGACCCAGTGCCGGTGCGTAGCGCACCAGACATAGCCGTACTTTTCGTTCCAGCGGGAGAACTGCTTCTCGACCGCCAGCAAGTCGCCCGGCTCGCAATCGCATTTGTGCGTCTGTTTATTCATGCTCCGCTCTCCGGTCAGCGGCGGCAACGCACGAAAATAACCGGCCAAGTCATTGACGAGACGGTCGCGCTGGATGCGCTGCCATTCCTCAAGCACGGCGATGCGATCCAGCAGCCTACCGTTGACAGTGGCGCTACCGAGCTTCCATTGATCGCATTCTGCCTCCAGCGCCTCGATGTGCGCGAGCAGGGCGCGGCGGTCTATATCCACTGGAAATCCCGCACATTCGGCTCGCGCATCCCGCGCCCGGATCGCCGCCAGCTCGGCGTCTGTGAGTTTCATGCGCGCCCCTTCATTTCTGGCTGCCCCTCAAAACGCGCGATCATCTCCTTGAACAGCGTGACGATATCTTTGCGATCCGCGCCGTTCGAGATGAAGTTGCAGCGGCTGCCTTCCTTCTCGCCGTAGGCAAAGGTGAGCAACACGAAGCCGATCTTCTTGTCGGGGTGCTTCGCCGCGCCGTTGAACATCTCATCGAGCGCGCCCACAATGACGTTCATCTCCCTGATGTACTCAGGCTCGATCGGCGCATCGCCCAAGGTGTGATCGTCGCTCATGGCTTCGCCGCGCGCCACTGCGCTGCGCTCTTAATCAGCCGCTCCTCTCGCTCCACCGCTACGCCGGCCGGTGCTTTGACGCCCACCTGTACCCAGCCGTCATGGATCGCGAGTATGGTCACTTCGATGTGCTCGCCGATACGGATGGATTCGTCCGTGCAGCGCGGGATTTTTAGCATGGTTCAGCCGTCCACGCGCTGAGTCGCCGCCTGCTCACGAATATCCTCAAGCGCACGCTCATCAGACGCAAAAAAATGCGGCACGCGCCCCGTTGATGCTCGATAAATCAGTGTGCCCGCACGCTGCGAGCCGTGCTTGTCCTCAAGCGCCTTGCCAGCATCGCCCGCGAGCGTCACGGCCCACCCCGCGCGGCAGTGGGTGGTTTTGCAGGTGTGCCACTGATCCATCCGTAACTTGCCGCGCCCTGAGTCAAGAATTGTCAATAGCTTCGCGTCCAGCGCCACCACCACGGGCACTTCGGGATTGCGTTCGCGAAACCGCGCGGCGCGCTCCGCGTAGCGTTCGTGCGCGGGCTTGCGCTCATAGGGCTCCGCTGGCTCTGCTTGCGCGTCGGTGGGAACATTTCTGGCGCCCGTGAGGTCGGCGCCCGCGAGGTAGGCGCCCGCGAGGTTGGCGCGCGCGAGGTCGGCGCCCGTGAGGTAGGCGCCCGTGAGGTAGGCGCCCGCGAGGTTGGCGCCCGCGAGGTTGGCGTCCGCGAGGTTGGCGCGCGCGAGGTAGGCGTCCGTGAGGTTGGCGCCCGCGAGGTCGGCGCCCGCGAGGTTGGCGCGCGCGAGGTCGGCGTCCGTGAGGTCGGCGCCCGTGAGGTAGGC